GCTGGTGTTAATACATTATCCTCATTTAGCTTTTGCGCAATGGAATTGAAACTCATATAGTTCAAGTACATATTAAACATGCTCACGATATTATCTCTAACATCCCCATCTACTAGAAGCTGATGTTTATTCTCAGGAGAGCGGAGATACCCGTAAGGCACTCGTGAACCAACAAACTTGCCTTCTTTACGCTTTATCTTCAGACTTGCCTTGGTCGAGTTGGACACTTGTCTGAGATACTGTTCATTGAACAGATTAATCAACGGTATCTCAATACTGTTCATACGCTTGGGATCAGTATAGCTGTCAATCCGTTCAAGTTTGGATATAAGACGCACATCATTCTCCGGGAAGAATATTTCCAGCAGATAATCACCTTCAATGTGTTCTCTTCCGAAACGTGACAAGTCTTTAACCAACACACAGTTAATGCTGCCGTTTTTGATTTCCTCCATCATCTGCTTAAACGCAGGACGGTCAAAGTTGCCGCCCTTTCGATGCTCATCAGAAAACACCTGCACGTTACTGAGTTCTTTTTTCTGTGCGTATTGTTTGAGTATTTTAATCTGATTATCTATACTGTCATACAGACCTTTTTTCTTCTCGTTATCTGTAATCCTTACGTATATGGCGGTCTGCCATGCAACGTTATCTCGCTGTGCCATATGATACATTTAGCATACCTCCTTGTTCATCACAGTGTAAATCAGCATGTTTGTCGATATAATCGGTCAGCCGCTGAAACTCGTTTGCGTGCTTGAAAACAATCTGGATATTTTTGTCCTTACCAATATAGATACAATCGATAAACTCAGTTGTAATCTCTCGTGTAAGCTTATCAAGATATCCGTTACTGATCATACTATCGAGCCATCCAAACTGATTATTACAGATATCTTCTTCTGCTTGCTTTTCATTCCCCAAAGCTGATATTTCTTTGTTCAGCTTTTCAATCATGCCATCGAACTTGTCACGCATGAATGTATAATCGTCTTTAGAGATACTGCCGCTTTTCCAGTCCATGTAACCGCTCAATTTCATGGTCTTGAGCCTGTCCTTCTTAGATATTTTCTCTTTGATTAGCTTGCCATAATCAACAGCTGTGTTTTGCATCTGTTTGTTCTGATTGATTTCTTTTATCACCCGCTTTATATCGACAAGCGTTTGTATCTGTAAATTGAGTGCATACCGGACAGCCATCACCAGTTTTTCCTCGCTGATGCTATGAGAGTGACTGCATGTCTTTGAGCCACGCTGATTATATCCACGGCACTTATAGTACACATACAGCTTATTTTTATGGTGACGAGGGTTACGCAGCATAGCTGAGTTACATCCTGCACACCTTAGCATTCCTGAAAACAAGTAGAGCGCATTGCTATTGCGGGATGTTTTTGTGCATCTTCTTTTCAGAATATCCTGAACTTTCTCGTACTGTTTCATGCTTATGATAGGCTCGTGCATATCGTATACAGTGATATGGTCTTTCTCATCCAAGTAGATTGCTTTCCGATCTTTATAGTTCCGTGTTGTAACACGCCGCTGAGAAACAGCTCCAATATATGCTTTATTGCTAAGCATCTTCCGAATACCATTAGGTCGCCAGCCTTTGCGATTTGATGCTACGTTATCACTCTTATATATCGAACCGGTTTTGATGTAATCCGCTCTTGTCATAATCCCAAGTTCATTGAGCCTTTGAGCAATTCGGACTGTACCCATTCCTTCCAAGTACATTGAAAATATCTTTTGGACAATGGGTGCAGCTTCTTCATCAATAACCAGCTTGTATCTGTCATTCGGGTCTTTCTTGTATCCAAACGGTGCTTGCGAAATATACTTACCTTCACTTCTCAGCATGTTCTTCGTTTCACGAACCTTCTTGGATATGTCCTGACTGTTGTGGTCATGAATCAAATTCTTGATACGAACCATTAGACCAAGAGCAGCATCGGTATCTTTGAAACTATCCAACTCATCAATAACAGATATCACTCTACAGTTATGAGCAGGAAATGTATGCTCAAGATACTTACCAGCTTCGATGTAGTTTCTGCCGAATCGGGATAAGTCCTTAACGATAACGCAGTTGATGTTGCCTGTTTCAATTTCACGCAGCATCCTCTGAAAGCCGGGGCGCTCAAAGTTAGTGCCTGTCCAATCTTCATCGATGAATTCTTCCATAGCAATAAAATCATCTTGCTCATCGATGAAATCATTCAGCAGTTTTCTTTGATTTACAACACTATCGCTCTCTAAGTTGTCGCCGTCCATTCTGGAAAGGCGAATGTATTTTGCGACATGCCATTCATTCTTTTTCCCAGCTTGTTGTTTTGTCTCCTCATTGATATAAAACTTTTTTCTTGCCATTGCAATTTACCTCCCGTTTAATCATCAAACAGCAGGATTTTTAAGTGCCAGCTAAAGCGTAACACTAATAGCGCAAATCAAGAAACTTGAGTGCGTTTTATTTGCTGCTAAGATGTTTTATGATTTTGTTTTCAAGATTTTCATCACCGTCAAACCCCAAAGAGATTTCCACCTCACCGCATTTGAAGTGATACGGGTCTTTTATCTGGTCAATGAAGCTTCTCAGTTTTTCTGATACCGGAAGCTCCGTATTGATATCTACATCACGGATATCAACTAAGTTTTGATTCATAATCTACCTCCTTCACCTTTCTAAAAGATATATTCATGCGGTAAAACTTAAGCTTTACCGCATGGTATATGTCTTTTAAGTTTTTCAAACCAACTAGCATTTCAAGCCGGTAGAGATAACCTACCGCATGGAATTTCACCCGCCCATTTTTAAGGACTTCTATGTCCTATCGTATGACCGCCCAACGTTTGGGAAGTTTCAGCACCACACAGGTCATGGCGAACACCGTCTATCTGTAACGGCTTAGGACATTGCTATCCCCGACAAGGTTTATCGCTCGCAATCTTGGATCGTCTATCCGGTTTACAGCTGTCATTGCTGCAGAAAGGTCTTTGCGTCCTTGCCTGTCGCTTTCGTTTTCACGTTGCATGGCTTTCGTACTTGGAATGCTTTCTATTCAATTTTCAAAGAACTAAACAGGCATTACTGCCTGCGGATTTTTCCTTTTAGAAAAAACCCCTACACTATAAAGCGTTGGGAGAGCATGTTTTTCACCCCCCTAGAAGAAGTTTTTTAGAATTATCAGTCTTTTTTCTACTTTTTTGATTGAACGCTGGACTGTTTGAAAGCTACAGCCTTCTTGGGCTGCAATCTTCTCAAGAGTAAAATCCAAGTAGTAATATTTGATGAATCTTCTTCTTTGAGCCTCAGAGCATAGGCTAAGCACCGAATTTATAGCGTTACGCATTTCAATGCTTCTGGTTGCCTTACCGGAGACATCTTTCGTGTCCTTTAGTAGCATTGGATTGAATGTATCTTTCTCAAGTTCTCCTTCGAGAGAAACATTGAATGTGTTGTAGCATCGCTGCTTGTTAATCATTTCGTTGTCTTCTTCTTTCAGCATGTCTATATAGCTGAAATGAATTGGACGTCCTTCTTTTTCCCATTCTCTTAACTGATTAAAAAGTTCTTCAGTTATCTTCACCTGTGTTCCATCTGTTAAATATGCCTTCTTGTATTTGATTGTCATAACAATCTCCTTTCAAATTTTTCTGTGGGTATAAACGTTTGAGGTGTTAAAACACCTCCGGTCAGAAAAACTTGAAAGTTAGGGGGAGCGGTTTTTAGCTTTCATAGATAACGTCCTTTCCTGCCAAAACCGCTAAAAAAGGGTACAAAAAAAGGCCTCACGCTTTTTACGGCGTAAGACCTCGTCTTAACTCGTTATGCAATTTTGGTCATAGTATCTCTACGCTATCATACTAGCACCCTTATAATTCCATGTCAGTACCAGAACCGTCCCATTTTTGTTCCAATTTAGTACCAAACATATTTATGACTTTTGGTATGGTGAGTTTCCATAAACTAATACCGAACAGCTGGATCGCTTCCTTTCTTCTCCTGAAATATGTAGTTCGGGCTAAGCATAAGTTTTCGAGTATTTCACTTTCTGTATACTTATACTTAACAAAAAAGTTTTTATAGATAATCTGATAATACAGTTCACCTTTATGTGGATACTCTTTGAGCTTCATCAGTGCAGTATGTATTGCATCAATGATAAGTTTATTCTCTCCTACAGATAAAAGACGCTCCGTCAGTTTTGACGA